TCTAAATTTGCAAGTTTTGCCGAATTTTTTTCAAGCTCTGTTTCGATTGAATTCAGTTCTGTTTCAAACTCTTGTGTCTGTTCTTGTATCACTTGTATCCTTGTGTTCTGTATTGCACGTCTCTCATTTTCGTGCATTATCTCTTGTATCATACTTCTTGCTTTCTTTACTTTAGCTTGTAAAACTTTAATATCTTCCTGAAGCCTAACCGCGTCAATCGGTTCATCGGATAAAGTTTTATCTATACTGCGTTGTAAATTTCCCCACTCGTCCCTCTTTGCGATAGCTTCTTCATACCCTTCTACACCTTTCTTAATTTGTGTAATTTCTTTTCTTGTACTATCTCTGCTTTGTGTCATTTTGCGGGAACTATTATCTGCTCCTTCTATCATCTGATTCACAAATTCAGGAGATATAGACTGAGAACAAGTCGGACACTCTGCGCCAATTCCACTAATTGAGTCGATTGTGGCTTCACATTGTCGTATTGCGAAATCGTATTCCCCAATTTTTCTACTAAGATCATCCCACTTCATCCTATCAGGTCTTATTATATTTGTGATGTCTCGAATTTTGATCTGTCCCAACAGTTTCTTTTTCAACTGGTTTTCTGAGATTTTTCTATTTGTAGATAAGATATTTTCAAATTCTACCAATAAAGATCGTAATGCTTCTTCGTCTTCGTCCGACGAAATTTCCAATTTTTTCATCGGAAGTATGTTACTATTATCGAGTTTGTTATTATGAAGCCAATTTTCTATTGATTGTACTTTACCTCTCGCAATCAAAACGGAGTGGTTTATTATTTTTGCTCCTTTCTTGAATATCTCATGAAAGTCCAAATATCTTTCAAGAGCAAATAGGTCTATAAGAAACTTCTTTCGTGTAGCGTCTGTGGCAGTCAAAAATTGTAAACTAGCATTGGTGTTCTGGTAAATTAACTGTGAGAACGTTTTAAAATCCAAACCTAAAATACCCTCAACAGTTTTGTAAGTATTAGTCGCGGTATGAGAAGATATGTTCTTGCCATTTTTCAACAGCGTTACCTTAATCACACCACGACTTCTACGAGCATCAATTTTGTACTGTACGTCTTCGACTGCAAAGTTAAGGGAAATATTATACCCCCGATTATAATATCGGTTCTGTATATCTACTTTCTTAATTCCTTTTGAATTTTTATTATATAAAACTTCTTCAAGTATCAAAGGTATACTCGACTTACCAACACCGTTAATACCGATAAGTTGTGTCAGAGTACTACTAGTTAAGTCTAAACTATTGTTTTTACTATAACTAAAGCAGTCATCCCACCGCAATGTCCCGAGAGTAATCATGGTATACTCCTAAAATCTCCTTAACTTGTTCATCTTCTAATTCCAAAATATAACTAAGATATTCTACCAATTCATCTTCGATAGTCATATCCTTTGTTAGAATCAAGGCAGCTTCGGTTTTACGTCTTACTATCTTCTTATCCAATAGTTCGGTATTTTTTACTCCCGCTAAGTCTGATACATTACCCTCAATTTCATAAATCGTATGGTCGTAATCCGTGGGAATCATATCCTTTGGATCAGTTATTGTCTTTCTCACTAATTGTGGAAGTTTGAAAGCGTTCCACTTCCAATTCCACGAGCTTGTGTCAATTAGCAAGTAGCCTGTTTGTATTTTTGTTCTATGAAATTGTGTAGCCATTGGACTTCCGGGATATACAATATTTAATTGTGTATTGGAATGGCTATGTAAGTCTCCTGCAAATACGATTGGAAAAGGTGCAAACCTTCTCAAATCAATTTCAGGATTTACGTGTGGAGGTATCGCTCCCCTAACGTGAGTAAATAGCGGTTGCCTTATATTATATTGTTTACTGTGCCACTTTCTATGTAATTCACAG